TTTCTGCCACGTAGTTAACAACCCTGAGTACACAAGTAAAGTTCTTGGACACGATGCTCACCAGTTTCATGCTGATATGATTGGTTCAACTAGACCAGAAGCTAAAGTATTTATCTTCCGTATTCTATTTGGATCCACAGCTTGGGGATTGGGTAAGGCATTCAACAAGACAGAAGCGTATGCTCAAGACCTTATCGACGCATTCAAGAAAGAAGTACCAGAGTTTGATAAAGTTGTTCAAGATCTGGAGCAGCAATGGGATGAGAATCAAGGATGGATCTTCGGTCTAACCGGAACTATCCTATTCGTAGACTCAAAGAACAAGGTACTCAACTATGTTCTACAAGACTTAGAGAAAGCTACATGCTCTGCTGCAACATACTGGACGCACATGAAAATGAGAGAAGAAGGAATCGACTTCTATCCACTGATCTTCTACCATGACGAGAATGCATGGAGCGTAGCAGACAAAGATGTTGAGAGAGCTAAGGAGCTTGCAAACAAAGGGTTCAGAGAAGGACCAAAGATGTTTGGAGTAACTATTATGGATGGTGGCGCAGCTTGTGCTGGTTCATCCTATGCTGACGTACACTAAGTATATATACGAGATAAATAGAAAGAATTGACTAAGAAGAACTTTACGTTTATAGACGGTGACTCTCTTATCTTCAGATGCTGCTACGGGAATAACATTTCCAATGCAGAACTGAGGAGAAGGTGGGATGCCAAACTAAACCATATTTCAGTGAACACATTTGCTGACGAGACTCTCGTTGCAATCAAAGGAGTAGGTAACTTCCGGTTAGACATCTATCCGGAGTATAAGGCCAATAGGCCACCTCTCGACCCTGTGTTCGTTACTAAGATGAACTACCTGATTGAACACACTGTTGAAGGTGGAGCGATCAAGTGCGATGGATGGGAAGCTGATGACCAAGTTGTAGCATGGGCTTACGAAGCTGACAAAGCAGGTGATAGATTTGTTATTGCAGCTATCGACAAAGACATTCTACAACATCCGGGAAACCACTATAACTACGGTGGCACTCAGAAGAAACCAATTCCAGAGGATGATAGATGGACATTCACATCAGTTGAAGACGGCTGGATGAGATTCTGTGGGCAATTGCTTACAGGTGACGTAGTGGATAATATCATTGCTATCAAAGGTATTGGACCAGCTAAGGCTAAGAAAGCTCTGGCAGGTAAAACACACAATGAGATGATGTCAACAGTAGTCCAGATGTACAAGGACTTCTTTGGCGCAGATTGGGAAGATAAACTACACGTAAATTGCAACTTGATTTACATGCGGAGATGGCTCGAAGACGAGTTCATCTTTGGTGACCACATTGACTAACTCAAAGAACAACGGTCATTGGGAGTTCCCAACAGATATGAGTCCAGCTAATAACCAAGGATTCCTATATCTGATCATCAATAAAGATACCACAAGGTCATATATTGGTAAGAAGAAGTACTTCTCCGTAACAACGCTACCTCCTCTAAAAGGATACAAGCGTAATCGGAAGAAGTGGACTGAGATGAAGTGGCGTGACTACACTGGTTCATCTGCTGATCTGAATGAAGATATCGCAAAGCTAGGTAAGGATAAGTTCTCGTTTATCGTTCTACAAGAATGTGCAACGCAAGCTGAACTAACCTACTCTGAGACTAATCTTCAACACAAAGTCGACGTACTGACTGACGTGTTGCCTGACGGTAGTAGAAAATACTACAACAAGGCTATCGGAGCCATCAAGTTTCTTCCCCCAACCATCGTGTCTAAGACGACTCGAGATAAGCTGCGGGCTGCAGCATATAACCTACCCAAGTCTACGTGTCCGCATTGTAACTACACCTGTGATATAGCTAACGCTGCTCACTGGCATGGTGATAACTGTAAGGATAAGCCAAAATGATGAACCCTACCGTTGACAACCCTTCACTACTACGAGGACGTCACACATGTGACAACTGTGGTTCAAGTGATTCATTAGGCTATTACGAAGATCACACACATTGCTTTGGTGCATGTAATAAGACTTGGTTCTATGAGGATACTGAAAGAAGTATGAGTAATAATAAAGTTGAAGATATTGACTTTAACGACATCATCGAAACCTTAGATCAAATTTCTTCTCTACCAATGCGTGGAGTGAAAGAACGTAACCTAACTAGGGATGTCATGGAGTTCTACGGAGTTCACTCAGAGGTGAATGAAGATGGAACATTTGGTACAAGGTACTATCCGTGGCACGTCGATGGTAAGTTAGTCGCTTACAAAGGAAGAACCCTAGACAAGAAGTGGTTCATGAAAGGCGACACTCAGTGCATGAAGCGACAAGGCTGTGGACTATTCGGACAACACCTATTCTCTGGTGGTGGGCGTATGCTCATCATTACAGAAGGTCTTGACGATGCAATTGCAGTACAGAGAGCTTACGCTGAGAAATATAAAGGTAAACGATACCCTGTAGTATCGCTGTTCAACTCGAACGGTGAGGCTCAAGTAGTTAACAATCTAGAATGGGTGAACTCATTCGACTCTGTTATTCTATGGCCTGACAAGGACCCTGCAGGTGAAGCCGTGATGGACAACATTGCTAAGTTGTGTACTCCCGGTAAGGTAAAGATTGTAGACTCAGGTGACTGTAAGGATGCGAATGAAGTGTTGGTTAAGTCAGGTGTGCAAGCACTGACCAATCTAATATGGAATGCAGTATCGTACAGTCCTGCTGGCTTCGTAAGAGGTGAAGCAATCTGGGATGCTTTCAAGACTAGAGAGAATGTAGCAGTTCTACCTTATCCTGATTGTATTGGTGGACTGAACAAGAAACTGAAAGGTATGAGAAAAGGAGAGATCACTCTCTTCGTGTCTGGTACTGGTCTTGGTAAGACTACCATTACTAAAGAAGCGATGATGAAGATCATAGCAGAGCCAAATGAGAAACTTGGCATTATCTCACTAGAAGAAGATGTAGGTGAGACTGCTCAGAAGTTCATTGAAATGGAGCTTGGTAAGGATGTGATGGATGAGGATAATCCTGTTCCAGAAGAAGAGAAGTATGCTGCATATACAAAACTCTTTGGCGATGAGAATGTTATTATTCTAGATCACCAAGGCTCAGTAAGCGATCAGTCACTTATCTCTAAGATGAGAGCGCTGTGTGCTATGGGCTGTGGATACATCGTACTTGATCACATTACAATCGCAGTCAGTGAAGGTAACGAAGGTCTTACTGGCAACGAAGCTATTGATAAAATGATGAGTGACCTGTTGAAGCTAGTTAAAAGCTTCCCTGTGTGGCTGGGAGTTATCTCTCACTTGCGTAAGACAGGTGCTGGTGCTAAGCCGTTCGAAGAAGGTCACATGCCTTCTCTTGACGACATTAAAGGATCAGGATCAATCAAGCAAATCTCCTTCGACATTATTGCATTCAGTAGAAATACTGTAGCAGAAAATGAAAGAGAAAAGAATACGATTTCAATGAGAATACTTAAAGCAAGATTCACTGGTCAAACAGGAGATTGTGGGAAATCATACTACAATCATGCAACTAGGAGACTAGAGTATATTCCTTGGAACTCGGTAGAATCAGCTGGCAATATGTTTAAAGACATTGAGAAAGAGCCAGACTTTAAGAAACCAGATATCAAGAAGTCTCCCTCATTGGAAGAACAAATGGGATTATAACATTTGAAAGACATTGAAGAATACGTACAAAAGAAGATGGATTACATTAACGTCGTGGCGACAAACCATAACATTGGTGCCATGATGTTAAAGTTCGACCATTCTTCAAACACATTAGAATCGTATGTTAGCATCTCAATACAATGTTTGCTAACTGCAATACGAAGAGACTCTTCAAAGATTGAAGCTAAACTAACATCTACCTCTTGTAAGATTGGTGGAGCGATCCTAAGAAATATGAAGGGTAAAGACGAATACTCATTCAAGGACAAGGTTCACATTGGTGACCTTATGTTAGAAGCTATGCTACACACTGGTTACGTTGATATCTATCGTGATGCATCGTATTCAGAGAACAGTAACAGAGCGCCATACATACTTTGTCTCACTAAGAAGTGGGACACTATTGATATGGATACTCTGATCACATCTAAGGAGACTTTGGTAGGCACTTGCTTTGAGCTTCCTCAGCCTGTAAACAAGTCGCAGATCAAAAGAAACACTCTTACTAAAGACGAATGGAATGTAGTAAAAGATAGCCAGCACATTGAAGCAGTTGATAAACTGCAGAAGGTTGGCTTCAAGATTAATGAACGAGTACTTGATGCTATTACAGCATCCAAACACCTATTCATATCAGAAGGCGATATCGTTGTCCCGAATAGAGGCGACAAGAAAGCTATGAATGATGCGTATCATAAGATGCGTATGGAGAAGAATAGGAATAAAGATAAGGCACTCATCAAGAAGCTATCAGCTGACTATGAAAAGAAAGCAAACTCTTGGAATAAGAAGTTGGTAGCGTTGAAGGAAAGATCAAAGAAGGTAGCCTTCCAGATCATGCTTAAGAAAGCAAACCTTTTACGAGGAGTACCTGTATTCTACCAGACACTTGAGATTGATTACAGAGGTAGATTCTACTACGATGAATCCTTCTTAAACTTCCAAGGTAAGGATGAAGCAAGATCGCTATTCCTATTTGAGAAAGGAGTTGTGATGAATGAGTCAGGTCGTAAATACCTAGCCATTCACACAGCTTCTTCCTACAACCAATCCTATGAGATAAATGAAATACCGAAGTACTTCAAGCAGAACTATAAGAAGTTCCTTAAGTCATCAGGACTCACATCAATCTCAGTAGACAAGTTGACCCTAGAAGATAGAGCGTTATGGACAGAGAATAACCTAGGCCTAATCTTAGAATATGCAAAGAATGACGAACTGCGAATAGAGGCTGAGAAGCCAGCAGCGTTCTTATCATGTTGCTATGAGTGGGAAGAGTATATGATTGACCCTGACACTCACGTCACACATCTACCAATTCAGATCGACGGTAGTAACAACGGTTGGCAACACTTAGGCGCTATGTCTAAGGACAGCATGACAGGTAAGATCGTTGGGCTGATACCCTCACTACTACAGCAAGACTTCTACGTGAAGACAGCACAGAAGCTCATAGAGCTAATGCCTGATTGGTTCAAGAAGAAGAATATGCCTATGAAGCATGTACGCAAAGGTATATCCAAACGTGGATCAATGACCAGAGCTTACTCTGCTGGTGAGAATACGATTAGCAATAACATGTACGAAGACTGTTACGTTAACGACTTCACAGACAAGTATAAGATTACTGTAAAAGACTGCAACTCACTAGCCCACAATCTGATTAAAGCAATCAACCTAGTATGTCCCGGTCCACTAAAGACTATGGCATTCTTGCAGAAGTTAGCTGCATTCGAGATTGGGACATGGAAAATGTTCAAGGACGATAAGATTGCAGATGAAGAGTATAAGCGTCTTAAGAAAAGACATAGAGAATTACTGAATACAAAAGATAAAGACGAGGCTCAACTGCTGGAACTCAGCAACTCAGTCAATATGAAGAAAGAGTATGAGTCACGGTTGGTAGAAGGTAATGGGAGCAAAAGACTCGAGTGGACAACTCCATCTGGGTTCCATGTAGTTTATGAAACATGGATTCAGTACTCCGTCCAATGTAAAGGAACTATCAAAGGTGTTGGTCGTATCTCTCACAAAGGTGTAGAGAATACAAAGATACCTGACATACGAGGATACATGAGTGGGATCGCTCCTAACTTCGTTCACTCTATGGACTCAACTCACATGGCTATTACTATCTGTAATTGGATTCATGACTTTGCTGCAGTCCATG